TCTGGAGAACGTATAAAAATGCAAACTATGATATTGATGAAGACAAGTATCGTGGTGCATTCCGACTTGCTGGATACGTAGCAACTCAATTCAAACCACTTGTTGCTAAAACAATCTATGAGAAGCACAATGCCGCACGAGTTGTAGACATTTCTTGTGGATGGGGTGACCGTCTTGCTGGATTCTATACCTCATCATGCACCGAAGACTTCTTAGGTTGTGACCCCAACCCACAGTCGTATGAGATCTACAAACAGCAGTGTCTTGCCTATGAAGATCTTCTACAGTCTCCCTTGTTCCCTGTCGATGTCACTTTCGAAGATCATGGTGATTGGTTTGAGGTGAAGGGAAACAAACGGGTACGCATCTATAACTCACCGGCCGAAGATATGGACTGGGATAGCATCGTTGAAGATCGATACGATCTCATGTTCACGTCTCCACCATATTTCGGAATTGAACGATATGCTGCAGGACAAGACGGAGAAGAGAATCAGTCTTGGAAACGGTATGGTGAATATGAGATGTGGAGAGAATCTTTTTACTTCCCAGTACTTGACAGTCTGCTAACCTTCTGTGATACTGTCCTCGTCAATATAGTTGACCCTGTAATCAAGAACAGACGATACAGGTTAGAGGATGATATGAGAGAAAGGTACGACATTCCTAGAATGTATGGCATGAAGATGAGCAGACGGCCGTCAGGTGTAAAGGATCAACAGCACGGCATCGTCGATAACATGAAACTCAACTTTGTGGAACCTATCTATGAAATATCATATAAATAGTACTATCCAGCATAAGGTGAGTGAAAATGCAAAAAAAATTCAGGCAATTTATATCTGAAGGATATGATTTTGGTGTTAAGGACGAAAAGGATCTTGACGGGTTCGATGCGGCTATCGGAAATGACAAAGCACTTAAATTATTCAACCATCTCAAGAAAGAATACCCTAACGTAGAATATCCACTTGCACTCAATCGTGGTACGGGGGGTGTTAAGGTTCGAATCAAAGCATTCGATTTGGATCAATACAAAAAAGACAACTTTGATAAGAATCCACCAGCACGGATGCTTGACTTGGGTCAAGGGTCTATCAATTCATCGGGTGGTGATATCAAGGGAGATGAATGGGAAGTTGTGATCTGTGTATGCTATAACATGCGATCAAAGGGAGTTGATCTAGAGAAAGCAAAGGAACTTGCTGGAGTCACCGGATCATATAAGAGCAAGATGGACGGAGCACTTGAAACCGGATTTCAACTTGTTGACAGTGCATTCCGAAGTCCTACCGGAGTCATGGAGCACTTCGGATCAGGTTCGACTAATCTAACCGATGCTTGGGACAAGTACTTCATTAATACGACAGGCAAGTCTGCACCATCACCTACACGTACACCTAAGACCGATATGTACATCGGTGACCAAAGAATATCCTTGAAAAAGGCAGGTGGGTCGCAGTTAATGTCTGGTGGTGCGGCAGAGTCTCTGGCAACACTGGCATTTGTTTGGGAAGCACTACCGGATCGAATGAAGACTGCTGAGTTCGAGAAGACTTGGAGAACACTAGAGGGTGACATCGAAACCAAGTTCACTAAGATTAAATTGCAGAAAGGTCAAAGCACTACTGACATCAAGAGAGACATCAAGGCCGGTATAAAAAACGAGATCACGAAAGCAGTGGGAGAAACCATTGCAAGTCATACCGGAATGCAAGACGCAGTCCGATCTATTTTCGAGAGCACTGAAGCAAAGAAGGCACTCGTTAAAGAGTCGATGACCGGACAGAACAAGTTCGATGACCAAAAGGCAGTTGCGTCTCACATCATGGTGTTTGATCCGGATACAGGCAAGGCATCATACAAACCGATTGACGACAAGTTAATTTCTGTTTATGCTAAAAACGTCAACTTCCAGATCAACTTTAAGAAAGCAGGATCAAGTTCTACACCGTACTCCAACATGCGAGTGGGTGTAGGCAAAGGTGCTGACATGCTAAGTGACTCTGTGATGGCAGAATACGATCAACTGGTCACTGAGGCACTAGACGAAGAAATCCTAGAGTCCAACGTATTACATGAAGGATTAATGGGACGAATCGGAAGAGGTATCAAGAGAGTGTTCTCTTCGGTCGTTAAGAAAATTTGGGCAAAAGTGAAACGTATCATCTCTAAGAGTTTTAGTGCACTGTCAAGATTGACGGGCATGAGACCTAGAATGAAGAACGATCCTAAAATCACTTGGAGACTGTAATGGACTTCGCAGACTTCATCACAGAACAAAAGAACACTCACATGACTCACATCGAGGACAAGGTTCTCTATGGTGGAGTTGATGGAACCCGTGAAGCAATCAATGCATTGCGTGGTCTGCGTGACATGTTGGCAGGTAAAAGCACTGGTAATGTATCGGTTAAGTGGGACGGTGCTCCTGCTATCTTCTGTGGTAAAGACCCACGTGACGGACAGTTCTTCGTTGCGAAGAAAGGTATCTTCAACAAGAACCCAAAGGTCTACAAGACTGACGCAGACATCGACGCAGACACGTCGGGTGATCTGAATGCTAAACTCAAGGATGCATTGAAATATCTACCAGAGTTAGGCATCAAGGGTGTCGTCCAAGGTGACTTCCTGTTCAGTCGTGCAGACCTAGATGGTAAAAAGATCGACGGTAAGAAGTATGTCGTCTTTCACCCAAACACAATTGCCTATGCAGTACCGTGGGAACAGGCCGCAGACTTACGTGCGGCAAAAATCGGTATCGTATGGCACACGACCTACACCGGAGATTCTTTTGAAAACATGAAGGCATCATACGGTGTGGATGTATCTCAGTTCAGACGTTCTCGAAACGTGTGGTCACAGGACGCAATGCTTCGTGATCTTACAAAGGCAACCATGTCAGAAAGAGAGACCAACGAGGTCAATAGCATCCTCACACAGATCGGTCGTCTGTTCAATCAAACCGCATCAACCACACTCAAGGCAGTTGCAGATAACTCTAAGTTTGCTGGTGCGATCGAGACGTATAACAACTCCTATGTCCGTAAGGGAGCATTGGTCCCGAATTCGAAAAAGCACGTCGCAGGACTTATAGCACACCGTCAGGCATACTATAAAAAAGAGATAGATAGTAAGAAGTCCCAACGTGGAAAAGATACGTGGATTCAGAAATATGCGGAAGAAATGAAGTTCTTCTCCACAGATAATAAGGCAAATTTGGAAAAAATGTTTGAGTTACAACGTCTCATCGTTCTTGCAAAATTAAAGCTTATAAATAGTTTGGACAAACTTAAGTCAATTGACACCTTCGTCAAAACCACTGACGGTTACAAGGTAACGGGTGAGGAAGGATACGTGGCAATTGACACACTTGGTGGTGATGCGGTGAAACTTGTTGACCGTATGGAATTTTCATACAACAACTTTTCATCTGATATATTAAAGGGGTGGGACTCACCTCGTAGATAATATGGGATAAACCAATAAGAGGTTAACAGCAATGCTGTCGTTTATTAATTTTATTTCTGAAGCACTCGACGCAACACAACGTCGAAAACTTGCTCAGAGAATGAGAAAAAATAAATCAAAGATTAAAATGGCACGTAAACGTGCCGAAAGAAAATTTGCAGACATGGATACTCTTAAGAAAAGAGCACGTCGTCAGGCACGGAAGAACATGGCTGCAAAACTTGTGAAGGACATGCCAAAGGACGAACTCTCTGTTGCCCGTAAGAAGGGACTAGAGAAGAGACTGTCCAGTCCTCAAATACAAGCACGTATTGATCGTCAGTCGAGAAAACTCATTAAGACCGTTCGTAAGCAAGAAATCGAACGTAAGAGAAATCGCAACAAGAGTGACGACAAGAAGTGATAAAGAATTTTAGTCAGTATCTAGTTGAAGAGGAACGTGAGGTTTACTTCACGTTTGGTCGTATGAATCCGCCTACCGTAGGTCACGGTAAGGTTATGGACTCACTTGCAGTCAAGTCGGGAAAGTCCGATTACAAAGTCTTTGTATCACAGTCCCAAGACGCAAAAAAGAATCCTCTATCGTATACTGACAAAATAAAGCATACCCGTAAGATGTTTCCGAAACATGCACGGAATATCGTTGTTGATAAGTCGGTAAAGACCGCAATCAACGCAATGGTGGTTCTCTATGATCAGGGTTACAGAGCAGTAACGATGGTTGTAGGAGAAGACCGCATTACAGAATTCGAAGTTCTATTGAACAAGTACAATGGACAAAAGGCAAGACACGGTTTCTACAATTTCAAATCGATCAAGATAGTATCCGCAGGTAAGAGAGATCCGGATGCTGCAGGTGTAGAAGGCATGTCTGCCTCAAAGCAACGTGAGAATGCATCGAAAAACGACTTCGTCTCATTCTCTCAGGGTGTACCTAAGTCTATGTCAGACAAAGAGACTCGTAAACTCTTTAATGATGTACGTAAGGGTATGGGACTCAAAGAAGCATTGGAATTCCGTAATCACCTAGAACTCAAACCCGTATCTGAGACTCGTGAACAGTATGTTGCGGGATCTCTGTTTGAGGTAGGGGATACAGTAGCCATCAAGGAAAGTGATGAGGTGGCCACTGTATCCGTTCTAGGTGCTAACTACGTTATCGTAGAAACAAACGATGGTAAGAAAATGCGCAAGTGGTTGGACTCCGTCGAGATTGTCGAGACACAAGATTCGGAGATAAAAGATCGTGAAGGCACACAACCTGCTCGTTACCATGCTGGACTGAAGAAGTCTACCAAGGTCAAACGTGATGCACATTTTAAAAAGCACGGTAA